TACGTGCCTCACGGCCCAAGTTCATAGCAATAGGGGATTAACACAAAACAACGACAATATGTATAATTCATGCAGTAAACTAACGAGGAATCAGAACCTCGCCCGTTGCGGGCAGTTCAACGCCCATATAGAGGCCGACCTGTTCCTCATGGCGAAAGACGATATCGAGTGGTACAACATCTACGAGAACGTATGTAACGGCCTCTCGCTGAAGTCAGGACAGTACGCCGTGCGCTACCAGGGTAAACGCAACTCCTATGACGCGGGTTATCAGATGGTGAAGGGTACGTTCAGCAACGGATTCCAGCATCATATCACCTGCCGCACGTTCGTGCGTACACAGGAGTTGAAAGACCACATGAACCGCCTCCCGTTCTGTCGTGTGGTGGCTTTCGTGCGTAATGCCGACAGCCATGATATGCAGACCAAGTACGAGATATACGGCCTGGAGAACGGTCTGCTGATGTCCGAGATAGACTGGACGGGCAACGCCGATGAGGGCTGGCTGGGTTCATTCACCCTCTCGACCGAGGAAAACGAGCGTGAGAACACCATGCCCGTCACCTTCTATAATCCCATACACGGGGATGATATGAAACTGTGGCTGTTGGGTTACACCCAGTTACAGTACTTCACCCTTTCGGATTACAACAACGATCTTTCGCTGTTAAACGGTAATGACAAACTTAAATAACAAGACAAATGGATAAACTTGAATTAACCTTTGCACCGGGAGAAAGCCTGGCTGCAGACGACCTCAACCAGATGGTCGGCAAAACAAACGAGCTGGTGGATGAGTTCAACACCATTGCCTCCGAGAATATGACAAATGAGATTTACCTGGACTTCACCAAGACCGACCCTGCGACAATCGTTACAGGCGACATCAACGGCGAGGTGATACAGTATATCCGCAATCACTCACACCGCTACCTCGCCAAGCAACAGGAGACCGGCGAGCGTGTCATCTGTCAGCTTGCAGATGATGATTCAACCGTCTTTGCCGGTGACGGATCAGCAGCAGCCCTTGACGGCACACAGGGTGACGTGATGATGCACGTACCCCGTTTCTTCTACAAGGTGGAGGAGCAGAAGGCCGACAAGTGGCACGTTCTCGTTTCTCTCATCAAGGTCGAGGAGGATTGGCAGGAGTTTGACGGCAAGCACCTCATCGGTGTATATGAGGGCTACGTCGCTGACGGCAAGCTCTACTCACGCTCCGGCGTTCAGAGTACCGGCAACGTCAGTCAGACCAACTTCAAAAGCTACGCCCGCGCACGTGGTAACGGCAACACCATTGTAACCTGGGAGCAGCACTGCATCATGGCCTTCCTGTTCTGGGCCGAGTACGGCAACACCAACTGCCAGGCAATCATCGGCTCGGGTACTGACAGCTACGAGAAGGCTACCGGCCAGACCGACAGCAAGGGTATGCACGACACTGCCGCCAACCTTGACGGCAATACCGGCTCTATCAACTTCTGGGGTCTGGAGAACTGGTGGGGCAACAAGGCCGAGTGGGTTGATAACGTAGAGGTAAACAAGGATGCCGTTGACGGCAAGTGGACTATCACCGAGTGTGACGGTCACACCCGCACCGTTCAGGGATTCACCACACCTACGGGAGAATGGGCTTATCCCAAGTCCGTAACCCTCGGCATACACCTGGATATGGTCGGCAAGACACTGGGCGGCGACTCCGCACATGGACTATGTGACGGTCAGTATCTCGGCGCATCTACTCATCGTGTGGTGCTGCGATCCTACCGCTACGCGAGGTCGGATGGCGGTGTCGTGTGCGCGCTCGCGAACTATGATGCGTCTTACGTGAGCGATAACTTCGGGTCGCGTCTGGCCTTCCACGGTGAAATACGTATTGAGCCCGACGTTGCAACGTTCCTGGCGTTGTAACGTCGGCGCGGCAGGCTGTCCTTTGCATGGCATCGTGTGGTGCTGCGATCCAACAACAACGCGAATACGAATGGCGGTGTCGTGTACGCGAACGCGAACAATGATGCGTCTAACGTGAACGATAACTACGGGTCGCGTCTGAACTTAAACGGTTATAACGCGCGAGTTTCTGCAACAAACATTTTGGGGTATGTCCTCTGCCGGAAACGGCAGGGGTTGTCCCAAGCAAAGGAGGCCTCACCAAACGGTCTGAAACATTGAACGAGGTGGAACATAACGAGCGCGGGTGATGCGGCAAGTAAGCCGGGAGTTCCCGGAGGTTGAAAGTGGCAAAACCGAACAACAAGGCAGAAACAAACAGAGAGTATTAAAACGATTTTTGAAATAATGGACAGATGAAGCGTAAGGGGTATATCATCGAGGAAATCATCACGGACGAAAACCTGTATGATGCCTTCTATTATGTACTCCGAGGCAGGCGAGGCAAGACGGAAAGCGGGCGGCGGCTGATGAAGAACCGCGAGAAGGTTATCGCAAACATACGCCGCTCGATAGCTGACGGATCATACGGCCCGAGCAGCTACCACGAGTTCCAGATTTGCGAGAACGGCAAGACGCGCACCATACAGTCGGTCAGCAAGTATGACCGTATCGCACTGAACGCGATAATGCGCGTGGTGGAGCAACACCTGAACCGCACGTTCATAGCCGATTCCGCATCGAGCATCAAAGGGCGTGGCTGTCATTATCTGCATAAACGGATACGTCATGCGATAATGAGCCAGCCCGAGAGCCGGTACGTCTATAAATGCGACATACACCATTACTACGACAGCATCCCGCAGGAGGCTGTCATGGAGGTGTTTAAACGCCGTTTCAAGGATGCCCGGCTCATTGCTATACTGGAGCGTTGCGTCAAGCTGCTGCCGCACGGCATAAGCATCGGTCTGCGGCCTTCCCAGGTACTCGGCAACCTATACCTGGATTATCACCTCGACCACGTGTTGAAAGACAATGAGGGCGTTGATAATTACCGCCGGTACTGCGATGACGAGGAAACGAGGGCCGACAGCTACTATGAACTTACGCGCCGGGCACGTATCATGCACAGCCGCGTTGAGGCTGCGGGCCTGACGATAAAATCCAGCGAGCAGATGTGGTCGCTTGATGACCGCCCGTTGGATTTCCTCGGCTGGGTGACCTACGGTGACGGACGTGTCCGTGTCCGCAAGCATATAAAGCAGCGATTCGCCAGGCGTTGGGGACGTGTCAAAAGCAAACGGCGCAAACGTGAGCTTATCGGCTCGTTCTACGGCATAGCCAAGCACGCACAGGCGCGGCATCTGTTCAAGACCATAACAGGGTACAGTATGAAGGATTACAAAGACCTGGGATTCAAGTACGTCACGGCAGACGGCAAAAAGCAGTTTGACGTGCGGCTTTATCAGATTTCGGAGCTTAACAATGAATCAATCATTGTCAAGGACTTCGAGGTTGACGTTCCCACGTCCCAGGGTGATAACCGCACCCTCGTACTCTTTCAGTCGGAGACGCTCGGTGACGGTAAGTTCTTCACCAGCTCGAAGGAACTGCGTGCGGCGTTGGAGTTCGCAGCATCCGAGAATGAGATACCCTTCCGGGCCACTATCAAAAAGAAGGAAATAGGCAAAAACAAATTCAAATTCATTTTCGTATGAAACCATTTAAAGTAAATGCAGCAGAGGGAACTTCCCTCATTGAGAACGGAGGCAGTGGACGTTTCTACGTGCGCTGGGGTATGCATCCTTATATCGTAGAGGGTGAGCAGCAGGGCTACGAGGGCTTCGGCTATTGGTTTGACGGTATGCCGACATTCGGCGAGTTGGTGGATGCTATGATACGCGCCCGCTACTCACTGTCTGACGAGTTGGCACTGCACCGCCAGCGTGACAGCAAGCCGGATGAGTTCGCCGAGTACAACCAGTTTGCCGAGGCTTGCAAGGCAGAGGCCAAGCAGATGCTCGGTATCAGCAGCGCACCGGCAGATAGCGAGAACCAGGGTGAGGGCGAATAAAGGCTGACGGGTTATGATTTTGCACCTGAATATGTACCCGACAAAGACATTGGCTGGGATAGTGGCAGGGTTTACGAGCGTCTTGTGCGAGAACCTACTGCCGCTATTCGTGGCCGTCATCGTCTTTGAGGTCATTGACTTCGTTACGGGTTGCATCAAGTCGGCGGTGGTAAGCAAGCGTAAGGGAGAGCGGTTTGCTTTTGAGAGTATCAAGGCATGGCGCACGATATACAAGTTCGTATTCATACTCATTGGTATCGTGCTGGCTGAGCTGCTGGATCAGACGTTCGGCAACGAGAGCCGCCTGAAACTCGCCAATTACTTCACCGCCTTTTGCTGTGGTGTTGAGTTCTGGTCGTTCCTGGAGAACGCAGCCGTCATCAGCGACCACCCTATCTTTCGTATGCTTAAGAAAGTGATGCGTGAGAAGGCCGAGGATGCTATTGGTGCAACATTTGACGATAAGGAGGCAGAGAAATGAAACTGCGATTAGAAAGACGCTGGCCGCGTGACGGGTACACCATTGGAGTACTCTTTATTGACGGTGACCGATTCTGCGAGACGCTGGAGGACACCGTGCGCAAAGGCAAGAAGGTCAAAGGCAAGACCGCCATACCTGCCGGAACGTACCGCATCCGCATGAACACCGTCAGCGAGAAGTTCAAGGATCGTGCCTGGGCCAGACCCTACGGAGGTATCGTGCCGCGCCTCGTGGCCGTACCGAACTTTCAGGGTGTCCTGATTCACCCCGGTAATACAGCCGCCGATACTGACGGCTGCATACTCGTCGGTAACAACCGCGAGAAAGGCAAGGTGCTGGATTCGCAGAAACGATACCGGCAGCTTATGGATGAATACCTCATACCGGCAGCGAGAGCCGGCGAGGAAATAACAATTGAGATCGTATGAACGAACAGGAACGCAACGACATGATACGCGAGTACTACCTGCGCCAGTTGGAGCAGAACGGCGGCTGTGCCGGGCCGATGCTCACGCTGGTGCTGCTGGTGGTGCTATTGCTTGTCGGATGCCGCACGACCGAATACATTACCGTGCCGGAGGTGCATACGGAGTACGTTTACCGCGACCGCGTAGATAGTGTGGCCGTACATGATTCGGTATATATAAAGGAACAGATGAAAGGCGATACCGTTACTCGTATTGAGTATAGGTATCGCGACAGGTTTCGGTATATCGAACGTACTGACACGGTTACACGATGCGATACTGTTTCAGTGGTACATACGCAGGTGGTGGAACACGTTACAAACAAGATGAACTCGGTGCAGTCGGCGTTCTTCTGGCTGGGATTGCTTGCGTTCCTTCTTTTAATCGGATATATAGCTTTCCGTATATTACGGTGGCGTTATCACTCATAAGTAATTAGGTTAGTAATTGGAACATGGTATTTCATGCACAAGGGACGGGCTCGCAGTGATGCGGGCCTTTCTTTTTCGGGTAAAATCGGGCTGAATTACTAAAAAAGATTAAATTTTCGGGTAAAATAATACACCATAACGAAATATGATATATATTTGCATCAGAAACGAAAACAAAAACAACCTATAACAACAGCGATTATGGAAAGAACAAAAATTTACATGGTAGAGAGAACAAAGTTTGAGGACGTAAATGGTACTCTGGTATTAAACAACATAATTATGATAATTTACGATTCGCTGGACAAAGCTATCCAACATATCAAGATGACAGCATCGGTTTATGATAATGTTGTACTGCGCAATGAGGACACCGAGGAAATAAGCGCACATTTTGAGAATAAGGGTATCAGGACAATGGAGAGCATCAAAATTGAGAGCGTATATTGAACACTAAACGGGAGGGGCAACCCTCCCACAATTATAAACCTATAAGTTCAACGATTATGGCAATTAAGTATTCAGGTCAAATTACAGGTACGCTGACCAACGTACAGACAAATTCAAAGGGAGAGAAAAAGACGTTCCACCTGCAGATGCGTCAGAGCAACTGCCTGGCAACGATCATCCACGTGTACAAGAATCCCGAGAGCGAGGGAGATTACGACAAGTACATTCACCAGCTCATCGCCTTTTTCGTAGACGAGCCACACCTGAAAAGGTGCGAGAAAGCCGAAGGCGGCTTGAAGGGCGTCTTTTATGGAGAGATCAAGGATATCAAGCTCAACCTTTACTATAAGGAGAATATCGTTATGCTTAAGCATTTCGTAAAGGCCGGCTGGAAGGTTAAGTGTTACTACAAAGAACCGAAAACGAGAAAGGTAAAGAAGTAATTAACCGGCAGGGCGGTGAAAGCCGCCTTGCATAAACCTATAAGACAATGTTACAACTAATCAACTATTCAGAAAAAGCAGTCGCACTGGTAGGCGACACCAGAGAGATTAAAGACGAGTTAAAGCGTATCGGCGGACGATTCAACGCTAAATTATCATGCGGCGCAGGCTGGATATTCAGCAACGCCAAACGTGCGGAACTGGAGGCACTGGTAGGCCGTAAGCCGGAGGATCACTACGCACATAGTGAGTTGCGCCACCCCGCAGTATATTGCGGTACATACGGCAAATATGCAGGCGGCAGCATCAAGGGAGCGTGGATAGATTTGACTACCTTTGCAAGCGGCGAGGATGCTATCAAGTGGATGTGCGAGGTGCTGCACAAGGACGAGAGCGACCCTGAACTGATGATGCAGGACTTTGAGTATTTCCCCGAGTGGATGTATGCCGAGTGTATGGGTGCGGCCCAGATTGACGAAATCCTGGAATGGTGGAAGAACGAGGGCAGCAAACCGGCGAAATCTCCAAAGATTGACAAGGCCCTGCTGGACGAGTACCGCGCAGAAATGGAACAGGTCGGACTGGATGCCGACTACCACTGCAAGAATGTGAGCGTGCTTGTAAAACTGACGGACGGGCGGTTACTGGCCTTTGATAAACCGAGCATTGAGACGCGCTTTTGTTTCGGGTACTCCGACTGCGGCCAGGGACAGAGTTATCAGGAGGCACGCAAGGCAGCCAACCGGGCCGCAACAAAGGAATACTTCATGCAGGAGAACCTCGGTAAGCTGGAGCGCGACATTAAGCGTCTGGAGGATAAGGACTACGACCTCTGCGTTCAGAAGTGCCATTGGAAAAGTGACCGCATTTGCTCAATTATGTGGGCGAAGAAATGGGACAGCGAGGGCGAGCGAGTACAGGATGCGGACAGGGCGGCTATCAAGGACGCTCTGTTACAGCAGAAGGCGATGTTTACGAAACGCCTGGAGGCATGGTGGAAACGTTACGGCGCGGAGAAACTGACGGTCTGGACTTATTGGATGGACGAATGATTGTTTAACCGGCGGGGCTACGGCCCTGCTATAACCTATAATGATATGAGTAGAGAAAGACATTTCAAGATTGTTGTAGAACGTTGCCCGAAGGGTAATAAAAGTTGCAACAAATGTGTGTATTATCGAGGTGTTAATGCCTTTGATGAGACAGTTACTTGTAATTACCCCGATAAGGGCCTGGGATAATGAGCAAAACGACAGGAACGAAACAGGGCCATATCGTACAGGTATCATGGCCGGACGGACGGCGTGAGTATTACTCCAGCATCGCCGCATTGGTAGTACGCGAGGGTGAACGTTTGGGAGTACAGGGCAACACAATCAAGTGCAACCTGTCACGCAAGGGCGTTTACGAGAGTAAGCGCGTGAGGGTTGAGTACGTACCTATATGGATAGCGGTGCGAGGGCCGAGAGAATAATTTGCACGATTCGGATAAACAAGTTACCTTTGTGCCGTAACATTGTTTCCGTAAGGAATCGTGTTCTTATAGGTTGGGAGGTTGCCGGACGCGGTAACCTCCTTTTCGTTTATAGCAAAAACACGGCAATAGACGCGCATATTTTGCCCGCTACGGCCTTTTCTATGGTAATACGATAACTTTATAGGGCTTGAAAAGAAATGCCGTTACAGCGAAGAAAACACAAGGTCAAGCATTCGCCGGTTGAGAGCATCTACCTTGCGGATATCCGGGTTGATATAAACGGCGGTGATGGCCGAGCCGTATTTGTGCCCCAGGGCGGCGGACACATCATCTGTTGTTGCATCCAATTCATTGAACGCCAGCGTTGCGTAGGTATGTCGCGCCCAGTTCGTTGAAAGCTCGTTAAAGGGCTGCCGGTCTATCAGGCGTTTCAATCCGTCATCTATGTGCTGCGTATAGTTACGGCTGGACTTGTAACGGTCGGCAATACAGAGCAGGGCACGCTCACCCCGGTAGCGTTCTATCAGGGCAGCAGCCTCCGGCCATACCTTGACATTATATAGTCGGCCAGTTTTCGAGCGGCGGTAATGTATGCGCCCGTCCACGTAGTCCGAGTGTTGCAGCAGGAACAGATCGGTTATATTGATTCCCAGCAGACAGAACGATAGCAGGAAAATATCGCGGTATTCACGTGCAAATCCCGTGCAAGGCAGGGCGATGAGCTGCCGCATTTGTGAGAGCGTGAGAGAGAGTTTGTCCGTTTCCTCGTACTGCATCTTGAAGTTCCTGAACGGGTAGTTCTGCGTCCACCCTGCCGTTATAGCTCCGTTCATCACGGCGCGTATGTTTCGGAAGTGAACGTTACGGGCATTGACTGACGGCGTGCCCGGCTGCATATCCTTATCCAGACGGCGCAACCATTCGGGCGTTATATCTTCAAGCGTCAGGCGGTCGGCATGAGGGCATAGCGTTTCAATCTTACGCCACGTACAGGCGTATAACTCCTGCGTGCGTGGTTTACGGCGTGACGCACCAAAGTCCGCGAAAGCCTTACCGAGCGTGACGGTTTCCTGATCGCCCTGTTCCTCCTTAATGATTCGGTCACGTATCTGCAGAGCAGTCATGCGGTGCAGCTCCCCGTCAGCCTCCAGGCGTAGCAGTATATTCTCTATATCGGTACGGCGGCGGTCAAGGTAGTTCGTTATCGTAGGGCCTTGTGGCCATTTGGAAAGCGGCAGGCGGCGCGGGCGTTGATTGTCTGCATCCCACTGATCCGGCATGAGCTTGACGGAAAGCGTGAGGAAGGCCGTCTGTCCCTTACGGCAAATACCGAGGCGCACCGGGTATGGCCCAGTGCCGGAACGGGTATCGAGATACAGACGCAGTTTCACTTTTCTTGCACGTATTTATGTCTTATAATGCCGTTTTATGTCGCCATTTGTCGCGGTCGGATAAAACAGAAAAGCGGCCTGAATTGCGTATCAGACCGCTCTCCTTTGTGGTCGGGGTGACTGGATTCGAACCAGCGACCACACGCCCCCCAGACGTGAGCAGTCCGCGCGTATCTCTCTGATTATAAGAGCGTATCAAGGAGGCCCTTGATTGTTTGCACAGTATTTGCACGTAAACGGTCTTTTTCCGACTTCTCACGCATCATCGGGCCTTCGCCCAGCAGCAGCCATTCCGCACTCACATTATAGTCACGGACGATGTATGATAGCCAGGCTGTTTTGAGTATGTTCCGTTCCGGGTCTTTGCGCTGGTAGTATGCGAGGCGTTCGTTGATGTCGTAGCGTTTACAGAACTCGGACACGCACGAGAGGTCGCCTTTCATTATCAGTTGTTCCAGGGCGAAAAAGAACCGCGTGCTTACCTGCGGTGAAATGATGTCGTTCTTCATATATTGTGGTCTTGGTTACTTCTGCATATTTTCTATTATCGCAAGCAGGCGGTTATTCTGTTGTAGAGCTGTTTCAGTAAGCCTCCTTTGTGCTGCAACTTCCTCGATCAGCTTTTCGGAGTTCACCTGGCTATTGTTTACGGCAACCTCCTTGCTGCCGGATACTGTTACGGCTGCCGGCGTTCCTGTTGGGTAAAACATAGACATATCCCTGTCTATGGCCCTGCATATCTTTTCCAGCGTTCCCGACTTTACGTCCTTTGTAATAAATAAGGCGGTGAAGTTCTGATGTGACATTCCGAGCCGTCTTGCTATTTCTACCTGCCTGACACCCGATTTGTCAATGATTGCCTTTAATTCCTGCCCTGTCATAACTTTTAAAAAATCTTAAAAAGCAAAGAAATCCTTGCCTTCTCGGTATAATGTAAAAGAAAACCTTTATTTTTGCAAAGAGTTTTAGAAAATGATTTGCAAAAATGTTTCTAAAAAACTTTGCAAAGATACAATAAAAATCGGATAACAACTAACCTATAAGAGCGATATGGAGGCAACAATTGTTAAACTAACTCAAAAGCAATTACAGGCCCTTGATGACGCCATGTATGAACGCCTGGTTTATGAGTGCGGCTACTGCGATAAAGAGTGGTCGGAAGGTGAACTGGAGCTTGAATTTGACGGTGTGATTTACACCTTTGAGTATTACGGTGAGTATTTGAGCTGGCAGACACGCAGGGCAGACTGGTACAGCCCGGCAGAGTATGACGAGCGTTGCCACTATGAGATAAAGGCTGCCTACTTCTATGACGAGGACGACGAGCGCATAGAGGTAGAGACAGGCCGCGAGAACGGTATCACTTTTTAATTAACCTATAAAACAATCAATTATGGAAAAAATGGATGTTATTATGAGAGCTTTGGCAGTAGGCACTTCTGCCGCTCATTTGTATGCAGGTAAGCATGACGTTGAGATTTCAACATCAAACGCAAGTTATGGATTCGGTGTTACAGTTTCCCTGTACCCCAGAGATAAGAACCGTGAACTGATACATGATAAGAAAGAGGACGGCAGCGAGGAATTAAGATCGCACCGCTTTGATTTCCGCGAGTGGGACAGCCTGGATGTATTGATAAAGCAATTCCGCGCTATGAATAAGTTTTTGAACAACCCCAAGACGATAGGACTATGAAAAAGTTTTCAAGCGTATGGCTCATCGTGAGCCTGTTCGTGCTGCCCTGCACGCTCGATCTGGAGAACGCCTGGTGCATACTGTTTATCCTTGCTAACTGGTGGGGCAGTTTCAGGACGTTCAAGCGTCACAACCCCGAGTATATCAACAATTAACAGATAATGATTATGACAGAGAAACTATTGACAGAGAGGGAGGCGGAGATACAGAAACGTAACGCCGCCATAAGAAGTGATTATGCCAAGTACCGGGCACAGTTCCCGGAGGCAAGTGTATGGCGCATCTGCACACAGTTGTCACGCAAGTACAGACTGTCCGCGATGCAGATTCGTAACCTGACAAAATGATGTGCAACGAACAGCCGCAAGTAAGCAAGGCCGGACGCTACCCCGTCATGGAGGCCGCACGCCGTATGGGTTGTGACCGCCGGACACTCTGGCGTTACGCCGACCACCTGCGCGTTCATCCGCACGTCAATGCGATCAACAACCGCCAGTATTTCACGGGCGAGCAGCTCATCCGAATATGGAGAGCAGTAATGTAGAAATTAACCTAAAAGTAAAAATTATGAGCGAAACGAAACAAACGAGCATCTTTGCCAAGCTGGGGCAGGTGATGAAGTCTATTAAAGCTATCGGCAAGAATCAGAAGAACGAACAGCAAAAATTTATGTTCCGAGGTATTGATGATTTCATGAACGAGTTGCACGACCTCCTGGCCGATGCCGGTATCATCATCATACCGAGTGAGAAGGAGCATATACAGGAGCAGTGTTCTACAAAGAGCGGAACGGTGCAGTTCCGCACCCGCCTGCATATGTCATTCACCTTTGCCAGCACCGAGGACGGATCATCCGTTACGGCTGACGGCTGGGGTGAGGCTGCCGATTCAGGCGACAAGGGTTACAACAAATGTAAGAGCATCGCATTGAAGTACGTGCTTATGCAGATGTTCCTCGTACCTACGAAAGACCTTGCCGACCCCGATGCTAACGTACCCGAGCCGGTGGTAGTGAAGGCGGAAGACCCTGACCTGGAACTCGTACTCCAGCTCGTCAAGGAGGCCAAGAGCGTAGAGGCCCTGACGAAGGTATGGAATGACAATGCCGGCATGAAGAGCAACAAGGCGTTCTACGCTGCTGTGCAGGCAAAGAATCGTGAACTGTCAGCAAACCTGGGAGCATGAAACAGATTGCATTGGTAAAGTCGCCGGTGGAGTTCATAGAGAACCGTGCCGAAGGGTTACACTCCTTCCTGCTGGGTATGACCGAACTGACAGGAGTAACCACCATACTGAAGGAGGTTATCTTCCGTGATAAATACTCTGGTATTGACGAGGATGTGCTGCGTAACGCCGCCAACCGAGGTACGGCTATACATATAGGCATACAGGGGTGGATGACGGAGAACGTGGACGTGAGGCTGCCGGAGGATCTGACGCAGTACCACATGGACGTGATAGATGCCCTGAACGCATGGCGCAGTAACAGCGAGCTCGTATCACGCCGGGCAATAGCCGTCGAGTACCTGGTATCAGACTGCAAGACAGTCGCCACAAAGGTGGATGTCGTAGAGCCGGACGGAGAGGGCGTGTCGCTGGGTGACATCAAGACAACCAGCACGCTTGACGAGGAATACCTGTCATGGCAGCTATCCGTTGAACGTTGGCTGACGCAACGACAGAACCCCGGCTTGAAGGTGACACGCCTGCTGGCCTATTGGTATAACCGCCCGCGCAAGGAGTGGACAGTGAGGCAGATACCCGACAAGGGCGATATAGAGGTAGAGCGGTTGCTGGCCGCCTGGATCGCCGGTGAGTTTTGGGGAATGCCGATGCCGAAGGATGCGAGCGTACCTGCACCCGTGATGTCAATAGCCGAGTGGTACGCGGACATGGAAGGCCAGATAAAGCAGCTCTCCGCCAAGCGTGACGAGTTCCGTGACCGCCTGCTGGCTGCTATGCAGGAACACGGCATTACACAGATCAAGACAGACGGGTTCACCTGCTCGCTGGTCGGCGCATCGGAACGCCGCAGCGTAGATACCAAGCGTATGCAGTCCGAGCATCCCGAGCTGGCTGAACTGTTCAAGCAGTACGAGAAGGTAGCCCAGATAAAGGAATCAATAAAAATCGTGCTGAAATGAAAATTACCGTCATGACGAAACAAGGGAACAAAGCTGATATTGAGTGCGCCGTTGTTCCCAGGGAGGGTGACAGCATCATAACCTATGGTATGCCCGAATTATACGAGGACTGCGATTATGATTCACCCTCCTGGAAGGTGACGAGTGTGATGCACTTTGTCGAGAAGGGAGAGCAAAAAGGTATTATGGTACATATTAAAAACGATGAAGAATGAATAAGATAATTTTGACCGGCAACGTCGGGCACAGTGCCCAGAGCCGGGGAACGGATAACGGAGGTATGGTAACATTCACGCTGGCCGTGAACGAGCGCAGACGCAATGAACAGGGCGAGTGGGAAAACGCACGCACGGACTGGTTTGACTGCGTGCTGTACACAAGCAAGAAAGAGAGTTCCGATAAGATTGCACAGGTATTGCCGAGCGGTACAAGGATAGCCGTTACGGGCCGTATGTATTCGCGTGAGTACGAGAAGGACGGACAGAAACGTACCGGCTGGAGCGTGCGTGTGGATGAGTTCGAGATACTGCAGATGAAGGAAACGAAGTCTGACCTGCCAAGCTGATCCGCTATGAACCCGTTTGAAGAAACAATAAAGACATATCTGGAGGGCCGGGCACAGTCCGACCCCCAGTTTGCCGAGAAGTACGCCAATCCGAAGAAAAGCGTCGAGGAATGCTGCAAGTACATTATCGGCTGGGTGAAGGCAAGCAAACGTGAGGGTTTCAGCGATGCCGAGATATACGGCCAGGCCGTACACTACTACGATGAGGACGACATCAAGATAACCGAGGTGAAGGGCGCGAAGGTAGTCGTGAATCATACCATAGAGCTGTCCGAAACGGAAAAGCGAGAGGCGCACGAGAAGGCCCGCCGTGAGTATGAGGCCGCCGAACTTAAGAAACTCCAGGAGGCCCGCACGAAGGCGCAGCAGAAGAAAAAGGCAGAGCCGGTAGCCACTATGTTGGATCTGTTCGGATAGGCTGTTATGAAACCCAGGAACAAACGTGAGGCGGCGGTGCTGGAAATGGCAAACGCTATGCCGGCCCTGACCGCCGCGCATGAGGACTACTTGAAGGCCCGCTTTGAACGTGTGCTGTACTACCGAATGAACGGCGCGTGCAAGTGTTCGGCGTGCGGTTACGAATGGCAGGAGATGCCGAGTACGGCCCGTTACTGGCGCAACAGTCTGTATAATGCGCTGGGTATGGCCGAGGATTACTGCCCGGAATGTAACGTAACGCTACGCCCGAAATACCAGCGTGGCAGGTGGCGTGAAGTACAGAGGATATCAATGCAGGTTATGGATGAATGTAACGGTTGGCAGGTATTGCGTCATGCCCGTATGGATCGCACCGTATGGGACGGCCAGCCGACCCGTTACGAGATGAAGGAAGAATACCAGACGTGGCTCAACGATAAAGGACAGGAGGTAATCGTAACCCGTCCTTATACTCGTTCAGCATTTATGTTGAGTATCCGTTACGATGAGCCGTTTACGATTGGGCGACATAATATGTCCTATACCGGCTCATATTATTACGATGATATGTTTGACCAGAGAGCTACGTATTTTTATCCGCGTGTCAGGATATCGGCTACATTGCGACGTAACGGCTGGGCAAAACGTTTCAACCAGGCACGCGCGGAGTATCGCTATGATATAGCACGCAAACTGCTGACAGATAACCGGCTTGAAACGCTGGCGAAAAGCGGAGAGAGTACAGGAGTAGTGATGCACTATGCACGTCACGCAGACCGATTAGAAACATGGTGGCCGCAGTTGCGTATCGCTATCCGAAACGGTTACAGGATAGCCGATGTTCAGATGTGGGAGGATATGCTCGGCGCACTCCAGGAACTCGGACGTGATATTCATTCACCGCATTATATCCTACCGGCAGACCTGATAAAAGAACATGACCGTTGGACGCGCAAACAGCAAGAAAAACGCACGCAAGAGGAACGGCGCAAGGCTGCCCAGAAGGATAGGAAGTATTACCTCACTCATAAGCAGTTTGAGGCCCTGCCGGAGAAACAGGGCCGTTTATTGATACGTCCGTTACTCACTGCCTCGGAATTGGTGTTGGAAGGTGAGGCGATGCACCACTGCGTAGGTACGTATGGCAACAAGCTGACAAGCCTTATATTGAGTGTGCGTGACATGAAAGGGTACAGACTGGAAACGGTAGAGGTGAACCTGAAACTGTATCGCATTGAGCAATCCAGAGCGGTAAACAACGGCATAACCGAGCGACATGACGAGATCCTGAATGCCGTTACGAAACTCATGCCGGAGATACGGCGTTGCAATAAAGCTGTGTGATGTGACTAAAATTTCTGCAAACAACGTAACGATGTTTCAAAAAATTTGTATTTTTGCAACGGGATTACTGAACAACGCTCACGGCACTGGGCGGAACGACCTATAAATAAGGGTTGCAAAGTAGGTGACAGACGTGCCGGTCAGTTACCGAAATGTAACCCTTTATTTTTGATAAATAATCAATGGAAGGTTTTGTAACCATACACCGTAAGATTCTGGATTGGGAATGGTACTCTGACGCAAACGTTATGAGGGTGTTTATCCACTGCCTGCTGCGTGCCAACTATCAGGAACGTAGTTGGCAGGGTAATATCATCGGGCGCGGTCAGTTAGTTACCAGCGTGAGCAAGTTATCCCAAGAGCTGGGGTTAACACCTCGTCAAATTTCGGGTGCGCTGGATAAGCTAAAAAGGACAAACGAAATAGCAATCAAAACGTCAAACAAAAATACCACCATAACTATTTGTAAATATGACGATTACCAGACCGTCGGAGTTGATGAATGTAAAACAAAAGGTAAAACAAAAGGGCAAACAAACGTAAAACAAAACGGAAATCAAACGGAAAACAAAGGTGAACAAATAAACAAAGAAAACAATAATAACAATATAACAAATAAACAAATAGATAAAAATACTACCCCTAAAGGGGATAGTACAAAAAAAACCTCCTTTGATTTCAGACGAGAACTAATAGAAACCTATCAAGTACCCGACTACGTTGTAGACACCTGGCTGGAGATACGGAAGAAAAAGAAGGCAAACAACTCAAAGCTCGCGCTTGACGCCCTGGTACGTGAGGCAGGCAAGGCCGGGATATCCGTTGCCGAGGCTGTAAGGAAAGCCGCCGAGAACTCCTGGCAGTCATTCCAGGCGTGCTACATTAAAGAGAGGGCTGGTTATAACAGGAACAACCCCCTGCCTACTTCCGCATCATTTGATGAGGCAGAGCGTTCCCGGCTGGAGGCCGAGATAAAGAAACAGAAGGCCGAGGTTGCAAAGGTACAGGCCGAGAAGGAGAAACGCGAGCAGGAGGAGGCGGAAAGGGAACGTATAAGGAGATTGAATGAATTAACAGGATTTGAGTATCAACCTAACGAACAGCAAGAATGAATGAAGAATCAATAAGAACGGCAATACAGACGGGCAACCCGTTTGGTAGCTACCCGGATTTCTATTCGCTGGAGAATCAGATTCGGTTTGCCTATAATGACGCGCTGAAACTGCGCGGACAGGGCAGCCAAGACCCTGCATCCGAGGAACGGTGCATCAGGATCATAGCAAAGACGCTCTATGAGGACTACCCGACAATGATTGACAACGAGCTGCCGATACTGATGCAGGCCGGTGTATCGGGTGAGTTCGGCAGGGATTGCTGGGTGTCGGGTGCTATGGTGCTGCAATGGATTCGACTATACTCACGACATCAGATGCGCCTGAATGTTATTGACGCGCAGCATGAGGAACGAAAACAGTCACGCCTTACGAAAGAGGAAAAGGAGCAGAGGAACGAGAAGGCGTATAAGGACAGTTACGAAAAGGGCCTGAACTGTTACCGGCAGAACGGCACGATATTCCATAAAGAAGGCTTTGCTATGGCGCAGTGGCCCGCTATGCTATACGATGAGTACCGCAGGCGTGGTGTGATAGGCGAGCCGACTGACGATGACAGGAAATATACCGCGAAGAAAGCGGAGGTGCATAATCTTGAACACCCGCTTAAGTTTCAACTATCAGCCGAGAGCATGAAGATACACCGTGAGGATATCATCAAGGCGTATCTGCTGGAGGCGCATTATTCAGATCAACTACCGATATGAGCAAAGAGAATGAACCAAAGGAAAGACAGGCATACCGAATGCAATGCAAGGACTATTCTTACGGGCACTGTGTGGCTCGTAGCGGATGGGACGTTATGGGATTTCACTATAACATGGCCTGCACGGGTGTTTGTGACAGGATGCACAGGTATGACAGCCGCAACGGACTGGAGGGCCGTGAGTTTAACGTGAGTAATGACTAATAAAACCGACGATGAATGTACAGGATAAGCAACAAGGACAGGCAAGACCTTCTGGCACTACTTCAACTGATGCAGGGGTACAAGCCGGAGGGCCTGCGCGAACAGAACAGGCTGCGCCGGGCACGAGCCGCGCTGAAAAAGCTGCAACGCTCGCAGCAGACGTAGAACGGGCGATGTACCTCGCCGCCGAGATAGCCGGAGTGAACGTGCGCGTGCTGACAAGTCATAACCGTTGGGAACGGCCCTGTATGATGCGGCAGATTGCGGCCTACTGGCTATACAAGGTCAAGGGTTATACACAGCGCGAGATAGGCTCGGTCTTCTGCCGTGACCGCAGCAGTATCTATCACGCCGTAAACAGGATCGGTGAGCTGCTGAAGATAGGCGACAAGCAGACGACGGAGCTGTGGCAGGAGTTCAGTACGAGGATAACTGATTACAAACCAATAAAGATTACAAAGAGAATGGGAGTATTACACGATTTGGAAGGAATGCCCGAGTGGCAGAAGAAACGCGAGTTCCTGGCACGCCTGCTAACCAACCTCACGTTTGAGGTGGCTGACGTGCTGGAGACACTGTGGATAGAATGCGAGGAAAGAAACGCAGAATGCGGCTATCAGATGAGGCAGGAGGAAAAACGGCACTTCAAGGCCGCAAAGTATCACCTTAAGGCATTCCGGGGTGCGACACGTGCGCTGGACACCGAGCAGCAGGAGAGCTTCGGAAACGATGCCGAAATGCTGCTTGACCTGATATATGCCGCCGTGACCCGCACGGGAACGGACGACCAGATGATGCACCGATTCCTGAACTACATTATGTCATTCCCTGACCGTGTGGGGCTGGACGGAGTGCGTAAGGGCGGTGAGCAGTTCGAGGCGATCAAGATGCAGCAGGCAAAGGAACGTATTGAACGCAAGACCGCGAGTGATGAAAAAGGTTGACCGTGACCCGTTCAGCAACGGAGAATCATACGACCGCTTTGACTGCCGGAATTGTAGTGGCTGTATCAAGAACAGCGTCTATGACCCCAAGCGTGACAGGTACACCAATGCAGACGATAAGAATATGCCGAACCGATGTGCGATACTGCGTGACATTATGTTGAGAATGTACAGCAATACGCCCATATCCCAGCGTACTATTGATGTCTGCGAGAACTTTACCCTACATGGCGTTCTCTGCCCGTACCGCAAGACGGAGCGGAGCAAGCCCAAGACACACAGACCGATAAAAGGACAACTTCAATTATTTACCGAACAATGAGAAAGATAATGTTTAATGATAATTACGGCCTGACACGTGCCGTAATAGATGGCCGTAAAACAATGACGCGCCGTATTATAACCGATAGCAACGTAGATGCCCGGCTGGAAGAGTTATGGGAAGACGACAAGGTAAACGGGTCGGATTGGAAGTTTTTACTTGAACATATTGCCTATAAGGTTGGCGAACAAATAGCGGTTGCTCAAAGGTACAAAGATATCGCCGATTCCATTTTTGTAAAAGAACAATTGGCTGCCAATGAGGAAAACCCCCAAGCCTTAAGATTATCTGCTGGCTGGTACAATAAGATGTTTACGGCAGCATATTATATGCCTCACCGCATTGAAATAATAGCCCGTCGTTTTGAGCGCCTGCAGGATATATCAGAACGTGAGTGCCTGCTGGAAGGAATAGTCACAGATGGCGTTTTGTATTATTGCACGGATGAGGATATTAAACC